CTTCGACCAATCATGGTTCAAAAGAAGCTTGATCCCTTTCGGCCCCGTGAGGCCGCGAGTGTTAATGCTCGCCTGGAATGCATCAGGGAGAACTACGTCGCGGTAGCTATCGAGGTCCGGTGTCGAAGCCCACCCTGCGAGATAGCCTTCCGGAAGATCGTCACCGATTGCCTTGAGTTCGGCTTCGCTCGCCGGGGTCATTTTCAGGTTTAGGCTCTTGGCCCGCTCCGGTGCTTTCTTCTGCAGTAATTTTCCCTTGTGCATCTTTGTACCTTTCCGGGGATGGAGGGAAGCCACACAGAATGCGCTTCTCCGGGTCTGTCAAGAATGTTACGCCTTGAAGAGATTTCGCCTTGTTGGCGCGAGCATCCGCCAAACCCGGAATGGCGTCCAGGTCAAACATGATTTTCGCTCCGGGCGGGCAGAGCGCTTCCGTCATACCATCAGCGATTGGGCCGAGGTAGTTCGGAATTATGGTGTCCTCAAAGAAGGAGCGACGCGAGGCTTCGTAGTTGCCTGCAAACTTCGCTGCATCCGAGGAGCCGATACCAGCAAGGGCGACTGGGATGCCCCAATTGGAGTAAATTATGCGGGACATATCATCCATCGGGATTTTGGAATGAATATCCGACATGCCGTTGTCCAGTTTGTCGATCTTGATCGACGTATTCCCTAGGAACAGGATATTGCCGCTTTCCTCTTCCCCGACCTTGCGGTCGTCAAGTTCTGCCTCTAGTTCGTCTTCCTGAGCCCCGGTCAAGGTCTTCTCTCCGGAGATGATATACTTGACGTTTGGTTCTCCAGAGGCGGTGTCATAAGCCCGCTGGAGCAGGAGCTTCACGATTTGCGAAGGGTAGGAGATGGCGTTAAGCGGAGAATTGTTCTTCGCTGCCTCCATCTTCGCAATGTCGATCAGTCCTTCGATGCCGGGCGTGATGTATTCGTAGGCGAAGGACTTTTTGAAATCTCCACTAAACCCTGCGTCGACCTCACGGCGCGGTGGTAGATTTTCTTCTCCTTGTGGCCCGTAGGTGTATTTGTCGATAGTTCCGTTCTTGCGGAACTTGGTTTTGAATTGTCCTTGGGATAGGGGGTAGATCGCATTGGGACCTCCTGTAGTGAGAGCGCCGACCTTTATCGCAAATCTGTTATATACGGCCTTGTTCATGCCGAGCCAGTAGCGAAGCTGCGACGCAGACATCAGATCATTAGGATGATCCAGAACATTCTGGATTTCCTTGATCTTTTTCTTATCAACCTTCTCTGCAGTCTCGCTGGGGTCCTGCATAACATACCAAGGAACGTCCTGCACGGCCAGAGCGATCTTGTGCAAACAACGAAACACGACCGGATGGCGCATGGCTTCATGAGCGTTCAGTTGCTCCTGATAAGATACGCCGCGCACAGTCCCGGAACCGAAAATTCGGATTGTATGGCGAGAAGGATCGCTAAGTGCCGAGCGGATCGGGCGAGCCTTCTGACGGAAGTAATCTAGTAGTGCCATCAGAACCTCAGCCTCTTGATAAAGGTTGCCGCACTTGCGCGAACTTCTTCCGTTGCATAACGGATGGCATCCCATCCGTGGTTGTCGCTGTCGCAGGGGATCGGCAATACCTTGTTCGTCAGCTTTTCAGTCTGCCAACTATAGAGGCGAGCCTCGTTCTGCATATTGACGCATTCAGGAGCTATGACAATCTTATAACCAAGCAACCAGTTAATGCCGGTTCTGATACTACCTGAACCCTTTTTGGATGCAACAGCGTTGAAGCCCTTAGTACGCAAGAATTGAATGTCTTCTGGCCGAGAACTATCACATACGATCGGTACGCGGCGCGGGACGTCAATAGTTTCCATCATGGTAGGTAAATCGGTCAACGAACATTTGGTGAACATTTCTTGGGAAATGTATATGGTCTTCTGTTTTTCGAAGACGTAGACCTTTAGCAATGCTGAAGGGTCGCCACTAAATCCAAAGTCCATACCGAAGTAAGGACGATCATTATCTGAGATCGGCATGCGGCCGACCTCCCAATTGGTGAAGATACGGCTGTCGTCTAGCTCGTCATAATCCCCAAGCCAAATATGTTTGTAACGATTATAATTGGCCCTCTTCATCCGCTCCATATCGGCGGGCATTCTGGTCTGGTAGAACCATGGATTGTCTGATATACCTACCCGGCGGATATACGACTGTTCCGGAGGGTGCGCTCCACGGAAAAAGTCGTCAATTGGGTCAGTGGGTAGGACCGGGTTCCATGTCGCCCATATCTCCGACCCCGGCTTACGGATTGTCGGGATCAGAATTTCAAGACTATCCACCGATACGTTACGGGCTTCTTCGATCCAGAAAATATCAACGTCGTCTAGAGACTTGATGCTTTCCTTGTTGCGCTCCAAACCGACGAAGGTGAAGCGACTGCCGGTGCGACGGTGGACGATCTCGTTGTGAGTAACGTGAAAATCTCGATGGATGCCGAGTGCCTGTATGCGGTTCTCGATCGTGGATTTAGAACTGTCCCTGATCGAATTTTGGAACTGGCGTCCACATACGATACGACGTTTGCGCTGATGACTTAGGAGTGCAAGAACAGTCGCGACACTGTATGATTTACCCGTGCCGCGACCGCCGTACAATGCCTTGAATGCATATGGCTGGAACAGGGGACCAAAGGCTTCCCCAAGCCTGACATCAACTGCCCCAACCGACATGGATCAAACCGTCGTCCTCTTGGCCGAAGAGTTCGGGTTGCTGGCAACCGCCGTCTGGGTCCGGGCTGAAGTGGTCTTGAGCGATTGGCTCTCGACGACGCGGGTTCCTGGCATGGAGGAGCCTTTCGACTTCATGACGGTTGTGCGGGGTTTGCCGCAAGAAGAACAAGCCATAACTTTCCCTTTCAAAATGCCAGCAAAGCTACCAGCGCGGCGATGGAGCTTGCAAGCAGAAAACCAAAAGTGACGCCGCGCCAGAAAAAGCACACGGGGCAATCAGCCCAGAACATGTGCGCAAACAAAATCCATTTTGAATGGCGGGGCATTTCATAGCCCATGAGGACGACATAGAACGCGCCGTCGATCACCCGATGCATGTGAGTTCTGATGTGATGCCAGAACCTAGCTCGCTGAACTCGCTTGCGCCAAGTCAAATTCTTGTGTTCTTCAAAGCCCGGAGAGTTGATCATTGATCTTGGCCTCTGTCCGAGCCTGCGCCGCCTTGAGTTTGGCAAGCTTTTTCTTGATCGTGCGGATGCGAGCCTGTGCTGCCCGAGTTTGTTTTCGGTTCAAGTCTCGATTTGGTTCATCATGTTCCAGAGCGCGGAGGCGGGTTTGTTCTGGACGATCTAGAGGGTCCATGTGCCGTGTCCCTTATTTAATGTCTCTCAGGAGGTCCCTTATGTCAGCGCGAAACTCACGCAAAAAGTCCCTGTTGTCCTGCCTACCCTCTTTGAGGGTTTCATGCAAGGCAGCAACGGAATGACAGAATTCTTTTATAGCAGAAATTTTGTCGCGCATTACACGAGTGTTCTCGTCAATGCATCTGACGATCTCGTCTGCCTTCTTGTCAGATATCACCGCCCCGCGAAGCTCGAAATGGGTTTCCCCTTCGTCCGGCTTCTTGAGTTTATTTCGACCGATCTGGATGCCTGCGGCAGAAGCGATGATGGCAACAACTAGAAATAGCGTTTGGGCGATTGCTTCAATCGTAGCCGGTGACATTTCCATTATTCAGCGCTTTCTGCATATGATATCCGTCCACGATCTCGATATGTTCAGAACTTCTACAAAGCAGAAAGTCGAGAGCAGAAGAGGAAGGAGCCAAGTGCTCCCGCCATAAATAGCCGAGATGGTGAACCCAAGTCCAAATTGGGACCAGAAAGCGGCTCCGAATGCGGAGGCTGTCAGGCGTAAATGAGGAGATAGGCCGAAGCCTTGGAATGTTCCGTTGACAGCCAATGCGCCAAAACGAAGAGCGGCGCACATTAGAACTAGTATCGCCCAAGTGCTCTCGTTCGCCCATCGAGCGAGAGTTCCAAATACAGCCGGATTGACACTGAACATCGGTGGTTCTTGTGTCAACAGATAGCCGAGGATCACAGAGGGATATAGCATGACCCATTCGGTTGCACGAATGTGGAAATGCTTTTTGACCCCGGTGGCCATCCTTACAACGATCATACCTACGTCCCATTCCATGGTTGGGTGGTCTGTCGTTGTTGCTGTTGAAATTGATCTATGGTCTCGTTGCTCAAATTCGAGTGCCACGATTGTCGTCCGCCTTATGTACCAGCCATAGCCGAAATGGCTGTGGCGAAACCCGACCTATGTGCTGACTGCTGCCACGTTCCTCCGTTGTCGACAGAGATTGCGGCGAGATTTAGTTCAGCTTGGTAGGCAACATAAAGCCTATTGCTTTCAACTGCAACATAGCGATTGACAGAACCAGTGTTTTGTGCGCTTCCTGCAGCGATAGACCAGTTTGCCCCGCTGTCGTCCGTATATCTGGCAAACGTGTCATTGCAAAAGACAATTATCCGCCCGTCAAATCCCGAAATCGCGAGGTTAGCCCCGGCTACACTACCGGGCATAACGCCCAAGGGGTCCCAATTGTTGCCGTCGTCGCTCTCATAGATGTTACCAGTGATGTCTTGAACAGCCCAGAAGTTCTGGCGGTCCGAGTTCCATACTGGCGAAAGGTTTTTCGGGAAAGGATTGTGAGACCAATTGATAGAATTATACGACATCACTACGTCGTTG